CCTAAATCCCCGCCTAACTTTTTATCCTCTCCTTGTAGCGATTCAAATTGAGAATCCATATATTTATCAAAATACATCTCTCTCTGATTTCTCAAAAATTCTTCATCTGACATATTAAACAATCTATCTGATATCCAACGTCTACTAAAGAATCCTTCTGTGGCAGAAGATGCAACATCAAATTTTGTCCGCCAATGTTCCAACTCTTGCAGCTCTGCTATTTTTGATGGATTGTTAAGAGAGAGCGAAAATGATAAAAGATCTTCGCCGCGAAATCCTAAAATATATAAATGGATTATACCAATTTTTTCTAATTCTGCTGTTACACAACGTTGCAACCTTTGGATAGTGCGAGCAAATCTTAAATCTTTTGCAGCTAATGATTCTTTATCTTCTGTGCCAGCTTCGCCACGAGAAATATATGACATCGGAACTTTCAAAGCGCTAAACAATTTGTCACGAAGATATTTAACATCATCTATATCACCCACAAATTGTCCGCCAGGTAATGGCTCAACTCTTGAAGAATTTCCACCTCTTACAGGGATATAAAAATCATCTTCAATAGACATAGGATTATAGCGTAAATCCATTTCTCCTGTAGATGGATCAGTAATTGAATTTCTTTTCATTGTTGTTATAATTTTTTGCATATATGTTTCTACATCATTAGGATCAATATTGCCTACATCAACATACCATGCACGCCTTTCAGGTGCTCTTACAACTCTGTATGCCAACATAGCATTTTCCATTAAATCAAGCTGCCTCCACACTCTTCGAGCTGGATCAAGAATTGAAGTTCCGTAAGGTGCATATTTGTCGTTGCCTAAAATCCTAAAATGTGCTACTTGCCAAGCTTCAAATGTCATTTGTCCAGCATTCCATTGCATCTGATAATAATTAGGATTATTTGCATCTTCTCCTTCTATTCTTTCAATTTCTTCTATAGGTAATGGAATAACATTTTTAACACCTTTTTCTTCATCAATATCCAAATATAATATAAAATCTCCATATTTACATAAATTTCGACAATATCCATGTAAATTAAAATCTAAATTTAAAATATTAAAATATAATAAATGTAACACTTCTCTTATTTCTTCATTTGAACATCTTATTCTTAATAATGGACTTAAATAAGAACTGACAGTCATTTCATCCCCATAGAGATCTAATACTGCCGCTAAGTCTGGATTAAATTCCATTTGACTAAAATCTGAATATCTCATAGCTCTCTGATGATTAACCATCAAAGCTGTTGTCAAAGCATTAAAAGGATTATATTCACTTCTTCGAAATTCTTGTCCTGATGTACTTCTAAATTTCTTTCCATACTTATCAATATTTTTATCTCTTAAAGATCTGGCAGTTTGATGCCTATAATTGACAATAGGACCGCTAAATAATCTTGTTAATCTTCTGAAAAGTCCTGATAATGGATTTCTAGGATTTCTTGTTCTCCTATTCATTATACTCATTTTACTATTTTTTTGTTGAGGCATTTATTTCTCCATTAAATACTATATAACTAGTCTTTAGCCCTTGTATATCCATAAAAATTCTTTATTTTGCGCCATAAACTCATCATGTCTCTTTTTTAAATTATAATTACCTGGTTTTGGTGATTGCAACATATCTGGCAATGTTGTGTCAATGGTCATAGATATTCTTTTCATACTATTTAGAAATGATTTTTTATATTCTACTTCTCTTTTATCTATTACTAATGATGTTGATGCTACCCAAATTCCTATAGCCAATGACATTATCAAATCGTCATTATATCCCTTCATACATTCTGGCTTTCCATTATTCCAAATAAAAGTAGTCATTTCGTTTAATAATCTTGAAGAATATATCTTAATAATATTATTTCTTACATATTCTTCCAATTTTGCTATTATTAATGGTCTAGTTTTAACAGATGTTGTAAATCCAGCAACAGCAGAAGACATTTGTTCTGCTTCATAAGGATCAATATATTCATGTGTTGTTTTAGCAGAATAAAAAATGTTAGGATAATTATCATTTTTTAATTTTTCTAATACTGCAAAACCAATTGTATTATTTTCAACTACAATCATACAATTTCCATATTGTTGTCCTACATTAAATAATAAAGTTCCAAATAAATCAGGAGTTATTTTGCCTTGATATTCTCCTACCACTTCCATTGTATTAGTTTTTATTAATTGAAATGTAGAATAATCTTGTCCATCTCCCCTAGAAACATCAGCATTAAGAGTATATACATTTCCTGGTTTATACTCTTCCCATATCCAAAAATTTCTATCAAATCCTGTTTTATACATTGGTTCTTTTATATTTTCTTCTATTCTTTTTATGTTATCACTAGAAAAGACCGTTTCTCCAGAAGACAAAAAATCACATAATAATTCTTGTGCTATTTGCCTATGATCCATATTTCTGGTTTCTTTTTCAAACCATTCATAATCTCTTTCAGGATGAACATCCCACATTAATCTTGTAAAATTAAAATCATTTGTTTTAGATTCAGCATCAATATATGTTTTATGAAACCAATTTCCAACACCAAACGGGGTAGAAGCTGCGATGCATTTTCCTCCAGTTGAAAGCGTTGGATAGATAGCAGTCCAAATTTCATCCATATTTTCTATAACAGCTGCTTCGTCAATTACCAATAATGATAAAGATTCAGCACGTCCAGCATCTGTTGTAGTTGAAGAAGCAGCAATTTGAGATCCATTATTTAATTCAAAACTTTGCCTATTATCAACATTAAGAGAAGAAAACTTTATTATTTTAGGTAAATTTTTATATATTTCTTTTGCTTTTTTTACTAAAACTTTTGCTTTATTTAGTTTTGTCGAAAGCACAAGGATATTTTTATCTTTATAAAACAACATCATCCAAACACAATAAGCAGCTATTAAGGTGGTGATTCCTAATTGTCTTGCTTTCAAAACTATATTTAATCTATAATTATCAAATTTTTCTAATGTTTCTTTTTGAAATTGAAATAATTTAAAAGGAATTGTACCTTTTGTAGGGTGTGAAATCTTAACATAATTATATATAAAATAATATGGATCTCTTCCGCATTTTATAATTTCTTGTTCTAATTGTTTTTTGGAAATTAAAGATTGCTGATTAGACATGTATTAAATAGTAAATAATTTGATTTTATTACTATTTTTGATGCCCGCGAGTAGGTTGAGCTTTCCCGGTAGTGGCAATTTCGCCCGAACGACATACAGCGGCTGGATTATCTATGCCTTTTTTCCCATCCAGATCTTTTATACATTTTCCTAAATCAAATTTCTCATTCTTTATCATATCTGTAATGGTTTCTTCTATTACTTCTTTAAGATATTTTTTCATTCCCGGAACGCCTTTATATTCTTTCCCTTTATATCCCTTCTCTATCACCCTTCCGTCTTTTTCTTCTTCCAATTCTTCTTTTTCTTCATTTAATTTTTCTTCTTCCTCGTTCAATGGAGCTGTTCCTGTGTATCCTGCTTCACTATGATCCTCTTCTTTTTGCTTTCCAGTATTAGGATCCTCTAAATGTTCAATAGGTTCTTCTTCTAGAACTTCCCTTTCTTCATCCAACTCTTTCATTTTACTCATTTGCTCTTTGATTAGCTTTATTAGAGTATTTTTATCTAATTTCATTATATCATTCTCCTTATTTTTCGTATTTAACGGTTACATTAGATGGCTTTTTATCACTCTTCAAAGATAAAAAGTCTTTTATCTTTTGTTTTAATTTTTTTTCTTTACTTGATTCATATTCTTCTAAATTAATATTCTCTATTTCATAAATACAATGAGCTTCAACCCACGCACGAACCAAACTAGTTGATTGTACAAGAACTTCTGGTTCTCCTAACTTTTTTAAAGAAAGTGATTTTCCCGTAATAGCTTTATATTCTTTTTTCAAAAAATTAATTATTTGTCCTATCATATCTTCTATGTTGCTTTCAAATTTGTTAGTTTCATATACATCTCTCAACTTTATTTCGCTTTGATAATTAATAATTAAATATCTCCCTTGAAATTTAACTCCAAACCCATCCATAACCCGTTTATCTAATAAAGGAATTCCTTTTTCTCTTTTTAATCCAATTTTGACAGGCTCAAAATCTTTATTATAAGCGCCATCATGAGAAATAGCCATCGCTTGATTAATTCCCTTTATTACATCAATAATGTTACTTTTAGTTTCTTTAGACATTTTTATTATATTCCTCTTCTTCTCTTATAACTTCTTCTAAAAGAGAATTAACAATATTTTCTTTTAAATTAACATTATATTTTTGTGCAATAGCATTTAATTTATCCATAGCCTCTGAATCATTCATTTGTTTAAATAATTCATCTAACAAAACATTAGAATCTATATTTTTTCTCAAAATATCTAATGATTGCGTTACAAAAGAAGATACTTCGTCAATTCTATTTTTTTTAAACGTTTCTAATTCCTCTTTTATAATCTCTTGTAATCTTTTTTTATTTAATTTCATATATTTATGCATTCCTCTGTATAGGCTTTACTTGCAACGTTGGCCGTCTTTCTCTTTGCCTTTGTAGTTTTATCTTTTCTGAAGCTTTTCGTTTTTCCTCTTCTGATTCTGCCGATTTTGTTGCAGTTGTAATATCTTCTTTCTCTTTTTTAGACATTTCGGAATATTTATCTTTAAATGCACTAAATTCCCTTTTTTGCAATAAATTATCTATAACAAATTTTATTTGATTAGGATTCAACATCTGTTTTTTAATTTCACTCAAATAATCTTCGCTAACACTTTCTACCAAAGTAGATATGGATATATTTCCTTGCTTATATTGTTGATATAAATCAAAATTTTGTCCAACTAATTTTCCTACAATATCAACTACATCATTTGCTAATTCTTTATTGACAGAAGCATTTTGTATCTCTTCCATAATCACTTTTCTTAAATAAGCTTCAGAAATTTGCATACTAATATTCCTTATTTATATATTAAATAGTATTATAATTCTATTTTATTATTTTTTATTAAAATTAGGATGGTCGTAATACTTTAAATAACACTTATAACAACATTGATATTTTATCATATAAATATCATCTATTTTTTTAAAAGAATATTCATTACATTTTAAGCATATTCTATCTTTATTCTCTTTGATTTTTTTATCTATTAAAATATTTCCTTCACTTATAAATTCTTCTTCATTCTTGCCTTTATCTTCTTCTTTTTCTTCCAATTCCTTTAATTGCCTGAAATATTCCTGTTCTTTATTATCATCCCAATTATCTTTAGGATTTGCTATTGTTTCTTCACCATATCTTTGAGATATAATTCTTTCTAATTTTACTATATAATTAGGATCTTTTTTGTTCATTATTCTTTTTATATTTTATAACTGCTCGAATATATTCAATAAAATTATAATAATATTTATTACAAATACAATATTCTATTATAGGATTGGAGCGACTTGCCCAACCTCCAGAAGCAGCATAAAATATGGATGCAGGACCATCTAATCTGTGACTTTGATTCTTATCATTAAACCAATGTCTATTCCCATTGTTAGGATCTATATATAATTTACTCATTTAGAAATACTAGAGATTGCAAAATATGTCAAGATAGAAGTAGCTAATCCTGTAACAATTCCGCCAACGTACCACCATTTGCTATAATCCTTACTCTCTGATTTTATCAATAACTGTGTAAGTCTTTGATTTTCAGCATCTTTTAAT